TTTGCCTGGATTCCTCCCTCTGAGCTTGAAAGACGATTAGCGGTAATTCCAGTTCCACAGAAGCTTAAATCCAGCTTCATATCGGTTCTGAACCGGTGGATCGTCCATTCCGGCATGGAGTGGACGGTTGGTAGGTGTAAGGCCTTTAAGGATTGTCTGCTGGGATCCAAATCCAGTGGTCAATTGGCCAATAAGCCTGAGTGGTTTACTACCACTCGTAGCGGCAAACTAGCCGGTGTATGGGGATCGTTATATCGATTCGCCATGGAAGATTCCGCCTCCTTAAAGGCGGTGTTGACCTTGGTTAACTTGTACACTGCTGTGCGTCGCACAGAGCATACGGCGTCCATGCTCTCTGACATTAAGTCGGAGATCCAGCAAGAGGCCTCCCCTTACCGCGTATCTAAGCGGGGTAAGCTAGGGCGTGCGAGTGTCTATAAGGCATTCAAACAGCTGCCATGTCGTCTCCCACGATTCTCGTGGGGTCGGTACAGAGGGGAACCGCTCTCAGTTATCCTTCCTGGTAAGGAGGGACATGCTGAAAACCTCGAGCAGGACATCTTAAGCCTTGCAGGCTCACCGCTTTATGCGGAACACCGGAGGGTGTTGGATGAAGCTCTTGGCGCCGATATAGGGTCAGTCCTTTCCTCGCGCTTCTCGACTGTCGTTGGAAGTGTAGGGCTCACTCATGAACCAGGCTTGAAAACCCGGTACTTTGCCTCGCCCAATGTAGTAATACAAAGGGCCCTCGAACCACTAAAGGATTATTTCCTGGATGTGGTGGCGAAGATTCCATGGGATTGTACCATGGATCAGCGGAAGGCGGACTCCGTTATAAGGAGCTCGCTGGCTAAAGGCAAGCGTGTCCATTCTGTGGATATGAGCAAGGCCACTGACAACTTTCCATGGTTGTTTCAGGATCTTGTGATGACGCATCTGGTCAAATCTTTTGCTCCAGAGAGTCTGCAACCCTTATGCCGCCTGATGCGAACAGTAGTTCGTGACGGATGGTGGATTATGCCCGACAATAGCCGGGTACAATGGACGAAAGGCCAGCCACTAGGGCTAGGACCGTCCTTCCCCATCTTTACGATGTCACATGGTCTACTTCTCTTTATACTCAATGAGTATAAGTGGGAGCGAGCCTTCTACGTTCTTGGTGACGACGTTGTCATCTTTGACGATCTCCTTGCTAGTAAGTACCGTGAGGTACTGAAAAGCTGGGGGGTGCAGGTTAGCGAAACTAAAAGCTTCGCTTCGGCGCAGATTGCACAATTTGCGGGGGTAACGTACACTCCAGACATGCATATGCACGTCCCGAAGTGGGTCCCTTTTACAAGGGAAAACCTGTTAGACTTGCAAGCCTGGTGGTATCCAGGTTTGACTAAGGGACTCCCAGATCACACTCTGATTGAGTGGGTTCTGAGTTTACCCCAGCCTTATGGGCTGGGATGGAATCCCAAAGGTCTCCCGCTCGAGGCCCGATTAACCGACAGGTTGGTCGAGGTACTTCTCGATGCTGAAGAACGGCGAGAGCTTCGGCCAAAAGCCGCTGCTACTCGGGACGCGTTACATGAACTAGCGGTTATCATGGAAGGTAATCCTAATGCATATCCGATTTATCGGTTGCTGAAGGACAGAGCTCCCAAAGAGCAAAGTCTTTTGTCACAACGCCCACACCCCGACAGGGGTGTCCTTAAAGGAGATGTAGTGCCGTTATCACACGGCACCGATCTACCTTGGTATCCCAAAATCCGGAGACGGATTAGGGTGGACCAATATTCCAAAGGAACTATCCACGCCTGGAAACAGGTGTGGTCTGCCGCGAACTCGTAAAGAGTAAAGAGC